CGTGTCTCCCCAAACCTAGAAATCTACAACCACTCGTCATTCTTGGCATCGACGTGTAAGTATACACGTCAATGCCGAAAATCACCCCGCTTCCCTATCTACTTAACGAGAATGTCAAGGCTCCTGGTGAAACAGAATACTCCTGACAACTCGAAAAACCAAGGTTAAAATTAATAACCATGGTGTTATGAATGTACGCGATAGTGTTTACTAAAGTCGCAGCATTATCGACTTCCAAATACCCTAAAACCTTATGGTCATCACAATATTGCTTGATTTGCTCCCCTATACGGCTAAACAGGAACATATGAACAAGCGTAGGGTTCTTTAAGGATCCAACTGAACTCATGGGCATGGTATTACGCATGATACCCCTATAAAGTTCGTTGAAAACTTCTGCTTTCCTTGAAAACTTCCACAATTTCTTTGTGACGTCTCCCCTGTACTTGTTCGACCTTACTATGACCATTACCTCTTTTTGGGTATTATTTTTTGTAAAATCTACCCAACCCCCTTTGGCTACCGTGCACGCGTTGTCGGCAACACCCCTGAAAAACCGATTAATGAAAGACCTTTCTCCTTCTTCTACCTGATACAGGTCACATAGTTGACTATCAGAAAGTCTGACGACATTCTCTTTTTTGTTGTAAAGAATGAAGTCAAAGAGCCCTCTACAGCATTTCTCTATCATACTTCTTAAGTCAACATCTGAAGCAGCATTGCTTCCGATTGTGACGACTTTAAGTCCTTCATTAGGAAGGTAGTCAAAACCTTTACCAAAGACAGGACACGGTTTTAAACTAGGGCCACCCCTGTTCGGGTTGACAATAGGCGGCAAATTGACTGGCCTACCGCCATCTGATTCCGTATCACTGTCCGATTCTGAGTCGCTGAGGTCTAGACGAACAGGCGGAGGGTTTGCGCGTCCAAATACAGGTCGGTTTTCTGGGCCAAACAATGGGCGCAAAAGGTTTCTAACGACTGGGATTTCAATGGGCGGAGGTAAAACTTCAGGCGCTTGTGCGACAATAGGAGGTGGCACCACGACTTCATTAACTTCGACGACTACGGGAACCACAGGAATTTCTTCCTGGTCTTGGTTACGATGTTCCACTTCGTCGTTTTCTTCTTCATGAGCTACTACTGGATTCTCACCTTTTTGCCTCTCTCCCTCCTCCTCATCGTCAATGTCTAGTCGCAAGTGTTGTGCAACTACAACCTCCTCTTCTAACTTGGGTTCTTCAATTCTAGCCTCCGGAAACACAGGGTTTTCACCCTGGTCATGGTTACGTTTTCCCGGGGCCTCAACTAAAGCCTTTGTTTCTCCCACTTTAACATCAATGTTCTCAACTGGTTCATCGACTACTTCAACTTTCACTTCAGGCTTCTTGATTTCCACCATCTCTACAATTTTTGGCTCCTCCTTAAGTTTTTCTTTCTTAAGTTTCTTCTCTTTCTTTACCTTAGGAGTAACCATCATGCAAGCTGGGATGACAACCTTATTACCGGGAGGTTTTACATCTTCCACATTAGGCTTGTCGTCCTTATGTGGAATTTTGGGGGAGAAAACGTACTTTACTTCATCGACTTTGTCGGCAACGTCCCTCCCTTTTTCCCTCTCCTCTTCAAGGTCGCTATACACGAGCTTGTCGAAAGCGTCTAACTCTTTCTTTAGATCTTCTGCGCTAACTCCGCTCAATGCTTTGGATTCAAGTTCCTCACCTACATCAGCACCAATTGCGGCCCTTTCCTCACTGGTCTTGATGTTCAGCCATTCTTGCTGTTGAGTCTTCGTCAAATGAAAGACTTTCCGGTTTCCGGGGCATTCACAGATATGAGAAATAGCACTTTCGTGGCAAAATGTCAACTTGGAGATCTTGTATCCTTGCTCTTTCTCTTGCTTCGTAGCTAAACGCCTCTCTGCCTCAGGCGACGACTTTTTTCCTGGCATGCTGTGGAAGATAGGTTTCTTGCATGAATCAGGTCCGTGAACCTTTTCACACAATTTTCCTCCCTTAGTTTCAACGTCGTCTGAGCCTGTCACCTCCCCATTAGCTCCATTTAAGAAGGCCTTGAAATCCCTGCTCTCTCCAAGAGAGAACTTAAGTATCAAGTTCTTCCACGATTTTTTGTCAATATTAGATGACCTAAGAATATGCATGTCTTCAGGACTAATCCTTGGTCGCTCAGCAACTCTTCTCTTCTGGTTCTCTCTATTTTTTTCGACGTTGTCG